CGCCTCTTATTCCCTCAGCGTCTTTGTATTCATTTACGTTTATTAAATCTGCCATAATATTATTAAAAAATATTGCGGTGGGGTTTGACCCCCACCACAAAAAGTTAGCTATTAACTAGCTTTGAACTTATAAGCCCACTTAGAAGTAGCACCATCGATTAGATCGGTGAAACCAATTCTTTGTGAAGCAACAAGAACTCGTCTTTGGTTAGCAACTTCATAGTCTGACTCAATTGTCACACCACGTAGTCTAGGCATTACGTAGTTTCTTGCATATACTGCAATCGCTCCGTACCCATTAGCTGCTTGAGCAGGGAATTCGTCACACATTAAAACACGTGATCCAAATACCTGTCCAATTTCACCAGTGAGTTTAGTAGCCATGTCACCAACTAGATTAGCATCTTGGAATTCTGCGTCTTCTAGTAATTGGAAGTAAGCACTTTGTGAAATAATATAAGTTACGTCGTTAGGATTAACACCGTATTTGCCCATATTCTTTCTTAAAGCAAGCAATTCTGCAGCAGTAACAGTATCTGAAGCTACAGCTGTTGCTGATTGAGTTTCATCACTATCTGCTGATGCCATTTTGATAAGACCATCAAAAGTTCCTGATGTATAAACACCAGTAGAGTGGTTACCTAATAGTAACGCATTCTCAATACCTTTTGCGTGTGATCTTACGATTGATTCCCTAATTAAAGGAAGAATCGGCATGATTGCATCTTCTTCAGTCTCATTACCTAAGTATGATTGTGAAATAAGTTTGTGAGTTGAAAGAGTTTTCTCTGTCAAATCAATACCACCGAAAGGTGCACCATAGGTGTCGCCTGTCTGTGCTAAGTTACCATGTGGAGATGATCCACTAGCAGTTTGTGCTGTTGCGAATTCAGCATATCCAGAATCCGGAAGGATAGGGATAATCATGTTAGCAGAATTCATTTGAATTTCTCTAAACAACGGTGCTAATACTAGCTCGTTTTGAATATCTCTTTCGACATTTGTAGAAACAACTTGTTCGAAGTCTGCACTAGAAACGCCAACACCTGAGTGTGCGTTTACTTTTTCCATTACGCTTTTAGCGTATGGTGTGTCATATCCTCTTCCAGTTGCAAGACCTAAGATCTTAGCATCTACTATATCGCCTTCGAAGGCTTCTTTCCAGTTTGAGTTACCTCTATCTTGGAAAACTCTTTTTGATTCACGCATAGCTTGAATCTCTTCAGATTTTTCGGATAGTTCGGATTGTAGTTCCTTAACAACTGACTCTAAGTCTCCTTGTCTTTCTTCTACTTTCTTGGCAACGTCATTGATAAGCTTTTCAGCTCCAGAGATTGATGATTTAACAACAACCTTTTGTTTTTCCTGTTCAGCTTCTACTTCAGCTTTCTCAGCAACGTCTGCTTCAGCTTGCGCCTTTGCTTCCATCTCTTCGTTAGCTTTTTGCTCGGCTTGTTTCATTGCAATGCTAGTAGCAGTTTGATCTGCAACTTGCTTAGCGAATGCTTCAAGGTCGAACTCAGGGCTTACTTCAGGAGTGTTTTTTTCTTCTGACATTTTCGTCTCCGTTTTGTCGGCTTTTGCCTTACTTGACTGCTCAATCTTTGCGTTAGCGTCGATTGAGGAAGTCTCTTTAATAAAGTCTTTTTTGAACGAGTTATACTCTTCCATACTATCAAATGATTTTGCTAGTGAGAAGACTGCGTTTTGGTTACAAGGAACCGAAACTACAGACACTTCAAACAGTTCTGCGTCCTTTATCGTATATCCGTCGGTTTCAGTTACATATTCAGCGTCCTTGACTTTGAAACCAACAGAAAAAGCTCCAAGTACGCCATCTTTAATAAGATCTTTTATTTCGCCAGCTGATTTCGAGATACGAGCTGTAAGCTCTAATCCGTTCTCGCTAACTCCAATTTCTTTTGCTCGACCAATAGGTCGGTCATAGTTATGATTAAACAAAATTACTGGATTGTTTTTAAAATTATCCAATCCACCTTTTGTCCAAGCACCACTTTCAATAACATCACCAGCACGGTCTAATGCGTTCGTACTAGCTGATCCTTTGATATCTAGTCCGCCATCATCATCTTCTGATAACATCTTGAAAGAATTAGTCCAATGAAAAATTTTCTCCATAGTTAATCCTCCTTCTTAGCCTTTGCCTTTTTAGGCGCAGGTGCTGGAGTTTCTACAACTGCAACTTCTATTGGAAATCTAAATTTAGCAGCTGATAATACTCTATTCCATGAGCCATACTTCCTTCTTAAAAGGTAGTCTCTCACAGGAGCTTTCTCGTCCGCTTTATACTCGGCTAAACTTATTGTATCTACATTTTTTGCTTGCATGTAGTCTGATAAAGCCTTTAGCATCATATTTTTTGTCATAATTATTCCTCTGCGGGTGGGGTCTCTTCCGGTCTACCACCTTGCTCTGGATTCGCGGCTGATCCTGCAATATTTGCAGGAACTCGCGGTTGATCGAATCCGTCAATCGTCTCAAGTCTTAGCGCCTCCCTTGCTTCATTCGGTGTAAATATACCCGTGTTGACAAGAGTAGCGTAGTATGCCGCCTGATCTTTCAATTCAGGCTGAAGAGCAGGTGTATCGCTGACATCTTCATTCAGTTTAAAACCGAAGAACCTCTCGAAAGCATACCCCATTTTTCTAATAATAGGTAGTATGGTTTCTAAATAATAAAGACGGTGATTTGGTCTAATGTTAGCATTATTCCCACCGTCCAATAAAATTGGTGGAACACCTAGTGCTTCTAGAATAATTCTTTCATTGGTTTTTATACCCCC